ACACAAAGTCCCCCTTGGCTAAACACACTAATCTATAAACAAAACTAAATGAACAAATTGATAGTGATTGCTTCTTGATTTGCAATGTGAATGGGCTCTCCATCTAGCATCATGTTAATGTCATAAGCTACACATAGGCTTTGAATAGATCCTCTGCTTATGGATCCTGAGGTTAGCTGTAGGATGGCTTCTTCTTTCTCAGAGCTGCTAAGTTCAGCACAGTTAGTGATTTTTGAACGTGTTAAAGTCCCAAATAAACTAGTCCTAAGTTCATGTTCAACACTAGAAATATCAATAGGCAAGAGCTTCAAATCGACAAAATTTGAAATTACTTGCTGGAGCAAAGAATCTGAGTTTAACATGATGAGATCATGAGTGTGAGGATCTAGCCTATTTAAAATTTCTTCTTCTCTGTCCTTATATATGTTCAAAAGTCTTAATAATCTTTTTGACAATCCTTTTGGAGAATTTTCCATTTGATTCTGAATGTTTGCTATGTTAACTCTAACTTCATCTAATGTTAGGTTCATCATAGCTCCAGGCCTTGATATAGAACTACTAACGTTGGACATCTCTTCCTCAATCTCTACAATCTCACTGGTTAAGTTATCGTCTCTTCCTATGGAATACTCCCCAAGAATGATAGTGTACACTATACCCAAAATGCCTCCTGCTTTCCTTCTTTCTAGTATTGAGTTTCTGATGGGTTCATGCATTGTAGCCACATTCGAGTGATCTAAAGTTGAGAAGAATCTGGAAGAAGAAGGCATGGAGAAATTCTTGGCCAGATTAGTCTTGTCTACTAGCTCAAAATATTTGTCTGTAGATGTTTCAGCAAAGAGACTCACACTCTCTCTAATCCTCTCCTCTTCTTCTAAGGACAAGTCTACTCCCCATGCATTCATGGTGTAGTCTTCTTCCATTTCTACTTCTTCTGCCCAGTTACCAATTTCTTCATCGAGGCCATTATCAAACTCATCTACCATTGTGCTCAACATAGAAGAAAATTTCTTTAGAACTTCGTCATCGTTAAGGCTGCACTGATCAGTTTTAGTTTTATCAACTGCAGCTATGTAGTCTCTGTCCATTATGCTCATTCTCATCACTTTCTGCATCTGTTTGTAGTCCCAATTAAGATGGTTGTGCAACTTGTTTGTATTGAAGTCATCCTTCAATTTCATGAAGTCATATCTCTTTACGGGGAATGTTGCCTCTAATATCCTCTGGAAGGTTGGTAAGTGTAGGGACTCCCCTCTTGACCACTTGGAGAATACAGGATCATCAACATCTGTGCTGCACCCAGGGATCCAATCTCTGTTTACTAATGTGTCAGAGAGCAGAGTTATCATGGTGTTTGAGATTGGATCTCTTGCTCTAATCCTGACATTGTTATTGTGAGTGTCAATGCTCCACACAAGATTTGCAATCTCATCTGTTCCTACAGTCTTCATGCTTGTGTCTTGGTATATTGGGACACCTTTGGCCTGTCTGCCTATCAGAATTCTACCATCATGACTTAGCCAACAATTTGTGTCAGGCAGATCTTTGATGTCTTTGGCTTCTGGCATTTTAAGGGAAGATTCCACCATCAGCTGATTCAAATGCCAACCCAATGTCACAGAGTCATAAATCTTGTTTACAATCACGTGTGAACAAATGTTATCTTTCATTATCATTCTAGTGCCAATCCCACAAATTGACCCTTGCCAGATGCCTAGTCCTTTCCTACTGTTACCTTTACCTCTTTGCATCTGAACATAAGAACCTAAAAGTCCTTTCTTACTGGTCTCAATTCTATTCAGAAGATCTAGCTTAGAGGCACCTAGAAGGAAATCATGCATTATTTTTAACTTTAAGCCATGAGTAGAGATCCTAGAATAATCCATATCTAAGCACTGAGCTGATCTAATAAGCCTCTTGCATATTTCATCTGTGTAATCTTTCCGGAACCAATAAGTCAACACAGAGAACAAACTACTCCTGAGTTCACCTACTTTATCATCCAAGTTGCTAGTAGGCAAAGAAATCTTCTTGTTAGGCCAGTACATGCGACTTAATGAGAAGCTCAGATTTCCACCCTTTGTTGCACTATCATACAAGACAATTGACCTGCTTCTCTCTGTCATGCTTTCTAAGAACATTTTTGTCTGCACAACATTGAGGTTAAGTTTCTTTGCAGTGCCTATTACACCTTCAGGACCCTTATGACTGTCTATGAAAGAGAACTTCTCTGTTAACTCCTTCCATCTTAGCTTGAATTGGCCTTTAGATAGTGAGGGCACTCCTCTATCAAACCATTGTCTTTTGCACATGTCTATTATATCGACATCTCCTGAAGCTTTTGGGATCACAGTTATTTTCACTTTAGATGTTCTCTTAACATATTGGTCTAGCACAACTCCATTCTCTTTAAGATTCTTGATGTCTGAAGCTATCTTTTCATACTCTTTGTGATAAGGAAACAGATTAGGCAGGTTAGAGATGTCTTTACTTGTCTTAGAGAGGACTTCTCTATGCCTATTCATTAGATATAATAGAGTATGCTTAGCAGGCACTTTCTTCTTTAGGACTTTCCCTCCATCCACCGAGTATTCAATCTCCTCTGTTTCTTTATCTCCCATAACAGTGAAGCATCTATTAGTAAGAATGTAAGCAGAAGATGCAGACATTCTCAACATAGAAGACCTATTAGATATACTTTCTTTGACCCCCTTGCTGAAGACTTTTAGCACAAGATTATGCTGTTCATCTTTCCAGCTGTTGGATCTGCTAAATAAGATAGTAGGATCAGATTCTACACTCTTGATAGCATCCTCAAGAGGCTCTAAATTCATCCTTTCTAAAATTCTATAAAAGATTTTCATGTCTGAGAACTTGAGACGTACGGATGACATGTCTTTTGTTTTCATCCAATTAGGTAGGTCTTCAGGAGAATAGTCTATTGAGGTTTCTGAATCTCCAAGGACTCTCAAAGTAGTACCAAAACTTGTGCGTTTGTAGAGATTGTAAAGCAGAAATYCAACCCCTGTTACGCCACAAGACACATCTTCATCTAAAGGGAAGAATCCATGCAAAGGATCTGGATTTTCAAAGAGTAGCTCCAAATACTTAATCTTTATGTCTTGATTTCCCAGAGTGTTGAGCCCCAACAGACTATAATGCATGGTGGCTTGGAACAGTTGAATAACAGAACACTCTAGAGTAGAAGCTCCTCCTGATAAACACTCAGATAGCATGTTGTTGTACATTCTGAATCTATCAATGAATCTTTCTGTTACAGACAATTCTTGACTTGCACTTACCCACCTAAATGTAGGCTTGACTATCATATGTCTCACATGCCATTCTGAATTATATTCTATCAAATCATGAGTCCCTATTGAGCTCTTGGCTTCATTGCAAAACACTGACAGATAAGGAGATACTCTTTCTTTCCAGAGCAGCAGTCTCTTGGCAATTTGTAAGTTCTTAGAACTAGGCTTACCTGGCAATGAAATCATGCATCCCGAATCATCGCTACCTTGACACACAGTTATGTGAACTTTTGGCATGCCTAACCTTCCTTTGCATGCAGTTAACATTACTTGCTTCATAACTTCTTGTATCATGGTATGATAAAGAGAGCTAGTTGTATGCAGAATTCCCTGGAACATGCCTGATATAACTTCTATCAGATTGCTTCTTGCTTTCACAAACATTCCTTCACCTCTTTCAAATTCTTCCTTAAATTTCATATAAACTTCATTGCTGGTTTTAAGCTTCACATTTGCTGACAAGCTGGATGCTTGTTTTAATGGAAAAGACAACCTCTTCCTAGGCCAAAGAGAAAGAGCTTTGTTAACAAACTCAAGTAGGCCTTCAGGCAATAACTTTTGATACATAGCACTAAAGTGACTTACATGATGGAATTGGCACCAAGTAGTAGCATCAGCAGATTTGGAGATAGTGGTGAAGTTATCTCCAAACATCTCTTTAGATTTCGAGTAATGATCTTTCACAAAACTGTCTTTGGTATCTGGGTTAATGGTTGTTTCAGACGGAAAGTAGGAACAGATAGTCCTTGCAATCAACTCAACAAAATATTGAACTATTCTTGCTTTGAATTCAAGAACATGAATCTCTCTTTCACCTCCATGCTGTGATTTGTCAAATTGGTCACTATCAAAATGCCCTTTCGCCAATAAAGACTCCAAACACCATGGGCCTAGTTGAGAGATGTGGGTAATCTGCACTCCTTGATCAGCTTCAAACTGCTTTATTATCTGAGTCATTGATTCCATACAAAATGGTCGTTTCATGAGCTCTTCTGGGAAATCTTTTTTCAACTTCTCGAATACTTGCTCTGTTGTCTCGTCTCCTACAGGCACATCTACTTCTTTTGAATGATCTCTTGAAGAAACCTTTAATGTGGCTAGATCACTAAAATTTGTCCTTGCCGCTGCATGAGTGAAATCATCTAAGATTTTATCTTGAAAGCCCTTCCCAAATTTTTCTACCAGTAAATCTCGAAATGCAGTTGAGAAGAATTTTATCAGACTGTGATTTGACTTAAACTCTTCGTACTCCTCTCCTTGAGAAAATATGCTGCCCTTCACCTTAGATCTGAATTTTTGCTCCTGCTTGATAAGTTTTGTCAACACTTTGAATGTTTTATCTTTCCCAGTATTCCTCTCTTTTGAAACAACATAGCCAGAATAAAATTCATTGATCTTGCAGTTTAGAGATATGAACTCTTTACTGAATAGAGACTTTATGTTCATGTAATCATATATGATCATGTCTTCACCTTGCCTTGGCACCTTGGTGATGCTATTACAATCATAGTAGTTTATCATCTCGATAGTTTTTTTCAGATAAAATACTGTCAATCTTGACCTTAAAACCTTAGGCAATCTATCAACAAACACATAAGGAGACTTCCCAACATCTTCTAGCAACTTCATAAATAAATATCTCTGAGATGTCACAAGCTCCTCAACATCCGTTTTGTTATTGCAATACAGAAGGAGCAGATGGGGAGCACATTCTATGGCATATTTTGAGTAATTGGTCAGACTTGACTCAGATGAATTTAGCAACTCTACAAGGCATGAGCCCATGTATGGACCAAACTTTATAAAATGTTCTAACTGAGAGCTGTCAAATGAGGCCCAGTCCGTGAAGACATGGCTACGACTGAAGAAGCACTTGGGCCCTAATTTACCTGTATCCCAGAGTTTAGCACCTCCTTTGGGGAAAGCAAAGGAAACAAAGAGTGCTGACTTAGGGTTGTATACCAGAGCATAAATTCCATTTCCAAGATCTTTGTACAAGAACTCATAATGACTTGTCCAGTGCTTGTAAGTGTAGGCTAGCTCCATGAATAATCTAGTCATCAACATGCTATATTGCATGAAATCAGTTTTGAGGAGTGATTCCCATATGTCAATAGAATAATTATTTCCATCTGGACAGCTTATCGTCTTGGACATCCTGACTGCTGTTTTCAGTAAGTATGGGACAGTGTCAGGCAAGCTAGATTCAGTATTGAGCAAGTTTCTTCCACAGAAGTCACTTATATCTTCAGTGTATGTGTGCGGATGGAAACTCAATTTTGATTGTTCTTTGTGTTCAAGAATTTCGTGGTTCTGTTTGTACTTCTTCCCTCCAACACCACTTAATGCCAATTCAATCTTGTCTTCTTCTGAGAGTTCCAATTTTGTTTGCATTTGTCTCTTAGTCATGTGTCTCTGTTTTGGATCCTTATCCATGAGTGCAGCTTCTAAGGTTGTGTTTTTATTTGAAAAAGTGTTATCTTTGCCTGAATTCTTTACTATAGAATCACACCACATCTTTTTAAGTGTCTCGTTGCCCTCCAAGCATCCATCTATCTCTCCTGGGTCATATCCCGGAAGAAGTATAGGCACATTGCTGATCCTTTTCATGTCACATCTTGAGTTTTCTGGGGTAAATTTACTTATGTAATCGTGGAGGTCCTGTCTACCTGCTGTGTGGATGTTTCTTGTATCGTCAAACATTTTGAGCAAGATTCTAGCTGCATTGGTGGACTCAGACTGGGTAAGGTCTGTCCCGAAGTTGGAGATCTCTTTCAGATTGTATTTGTATTTGTCAGCTAAGTCAATTTCTTGATATTTCTTGCTGAACATTCTCTTAGTCAATCTCTCCATTTCATCATACTCAGAATCCATGACATCTTCTCCTAGAACTTCAATCAGTTTCTGCCTCATAAGTCTTGTTTGCCTCATGCGAATACTAAGCATGTCAACTTCTTTTTGACTTATGTTGAGATTGGTAAACACTTTTTGAGGTGAAACAACTAGCACAAAGAATTTAACTTTGTAGCCTTCTAACTCGTTCTTGTACTTCAGGACTTTGTCTTGGAACGAGTTTTCTAGAGCCCTAAAATGATCTGTATTGCAAGTTGCTAGTTCCAGAACACACCTAGTATCTAGAGATATAAAATCAGGAGTCATCCCTGAAGCATGTCCTTCAACACCCAGCACAGAGAGGGGTCTGTCAGTGTTCTCTTGCCATTCATTAGCAACAAAATCATGAGCAAATGCTTTTAACCTCTGGCTGTTCCTTCCATAAGACACTTTAGAATCATTTATACTCATGTGGACTTGATCTCCTTCAATATATGCGTTCGGTATGCTGGTGGGCATAGGGTCTTCAGAAAAGTACAATCTAGGCTCTCGGAACTCAAAGTTTATGGCAGAGTCCTCCTTTAAGATAAGATTCCTGACAGAGAAGGCAGAACCAACACAGTTTGCAAAATAAGAAAACCTGATAAGAGAGATTAGATGATAAGTTTTGACATTTGAATTGCATCCAGAAGGGCAATAATCAATCATCTTGGGTTTTAAGCTGTTAGAATAACTGCGGAATTTAAAGCTACAGTTGGTACACTCCCCAAGATGTGCAACTGTTAGCTTCTGCCCTGCAATTGCTTCATTCTGTATATGTAAGCATCCCCCTGGTTCTGAAGGTGGTATTACTGAGACACTAGTTGTTAATTTGTTCTTGCAATAGTAGAGGTTGAATGTGCAAGCATTCGGGTATTCACCAAGATCTTTTAGCACATTGCCTCTCTCTTCTTCATAAAATGCATAAAGATAACAGATCCCTTTGGTACTCAGCACATAGTCATCACAAAATAATTCACACCGATTATCAATAAGTTTGTGGCCACACTCCATCTTTTCAAGTTCCTAATTTTAAGTATGTTCGATTTTGCCAAGGGGTCTTTGTGT